TCTTACATCTGCACGGTTCCAGTCATCAAGAAGTAAGATACCACCTTTCTTCTTGCCTGCAATCCACTCAGGTGCACAGTATGACATACGGTTATTACCTGTCATCTTCCATCCACTCTTAAGATATTCTGCAACTGCTAGTTCATCAACCCATTGACCTACCTTCTTAGTAGTAGTTTGATTAGCTAGCTTAAGCAAGTCATCAGTAGCTGCAGAACTGATATTAAGATTTTTATTAGAAACCTTTACTTCCTTTTCTTTATACATTTGGAACTGGCGTACTGGGAAACCAACTAGATCACCAAGCTCTTCTATCTGTGCAAGATTAAGCTTAACAAAATCTAGATCATGATCTCTTGCCATATCCATAATAGATGTAGTCTTACCAATACCAGACTCACCAACAACTTCAATTGCTACTGGTTTCTTTCCTTGTTTCTGTAAGAACCTATTGTTGTTAACTACGTGATTAACAAAATCTTTAAGTTCATCAATGTTTAAATTTACTTGTGCCATTTTTTCTATTTTTTAGTTATTTGTATTTTAAGTCCTGGTAAGTTATTATTTATACTACACCTGCTACTATGAACCCATAAGGTATTCTTAGGACAGTTGTCTGGAGTATAAGCTTCACCATCTGTTAAATATATAAGGGCAGTATAATACCCCTTTTCATTATAATGATCTATTACAGGTTGAAAGCTTGTGCCTCCTCTACCTTTTATGTCCCAATCCTTTCTAGGATTAAAAACTTCTACACTATTGATCTGTGTATCACACTGTACTACAGTGATCTGATGACCAGTCTTGTGCATATGTGTGAGCTCATTCATGAACTCTATTAACTCTGAGTTAGATACAGATCCGCTTGTGTCAACACCAACACAGATATGATTCTTATGTTTGATCTTGAGGCCAGGGTTGCCACTATATCTTTTATTATACTTACGTCTCAGTTTCTTTGTATATACTATACTAGAATTACCAACAAACCTTCTTAGATATGCCTTCCAGTCAAATGCTGGTGGTTCAATCTTTTGAAGTCTTCTAATAATATCTGCTAGCTCACCGGGTACACTACCGCATCTCTTTACTGTAGCATCAGCAGTTTCTTTCATCTGATGTTCAATCTGCTTTTGTACTAGCTTCTTATCAGCTTCCGTTAGATCATCAAACTCTTCCCATGTTGTATGGTCATATTGACTATCTCCATTCATCTGATCTAGTATAGACTCTAGAGTTGGACAACTACAATTATCTTGAGCCTCTTGTAGCTTATCATAATAATACTTTGTACCTGCTCTAGTCTTAAGATTTAAATCTTCAAACATATCTAGAACTAATGCACCCGGAGGTAGCATGTCAACAGATATATACTGATTGATCTCAAGATCTGCAGCAATATTGAACAACTTATGATTAGGGAACTTATCTCTTATCATTAGATGCCCAAGTGAAACATGTAATATTTCATGCTTCATTAAACCTTGTTGTTGTTTTTCATTTAGTGTATCAAAGTATTCTGGATTTATTGCAAGCTGCACTCCCATATTTAGTTTACTTACACCGGCAGTTGGTAAGTCATTCTTATATACTTTGTTCATACCAATGAGGAATAAACCATAATAAGGTTCAGAAAACATAAGCGTCTTTGATGCCTTTGAGACATCATCAACTATCTTACTTAAATTTACTTTTGTAGTTACTGTACTCATTCTCTAAATTTTTAAATATTAATTTTTCATTTTCTGTTACACATTGGTCTTTTATATCCTCCAATGTCATGAACATAGGATGTACCTTATTGACATGTTTAATACCTATAATAATCTCTCTGCGTTTTTGACCACCAAAAGATTTTATAAGTAATAAGTCATAGGCCTTACTACGTTGCATATTTTTATATAGCTCTAAACCCAAAAAAAAATCCTCCATATTGGAGGATCTCATCATTTGTATAAGTTTAGTCCATGTTTCAATTGTCATCTCTTCTTTCATTAAACTTTTCATTTATTTCTATTATTACACCTGGATTATTTTTATCATACTTGTATGCATTAAAACATGGTACAATAAATTCACAGTTATCATCATCAATCCAACCGTGTTTTACCATATCATCTTGTACAGTTTGTGTAGGATTTATATAATCAAACTTATGTCTAGTGCCTCTGACAAAAGTAAAATGGATAAATACCGGGGACTTGTACTTAGCTACTTCATCTTGGAAGGATTTAGTAAACTTCTTATAATACTTAGCCGTGTCCTTTCTATACTTCATAACTGTCTTACTAGCTATAAAATATTTTCCAGTCCAACGTCTACTATTTTTAGAACTAGGTACATTACCCGGTATAAACCATTTATTTTGTTGCATTTTCAATTAGTTTTTGGAGCTTAGGTTTAACAGCCTCAACACCATACTTCTTGACAGCATCAGATATATCTTTCTCAGACTTAATATATATAGGTTTGATGTCATAAAGCTCTTCATACTTCTTCATTGCGCTGTGACCACACTCATCATTATCCAACAAAGATATAACTTTTTGATATCTTTCTTTAAAATTTAGAATAATATGTGGCTTGATCAGAGTATTCTCTGAGTCAGGAGCAACAAAGTCTAATGCAAAACCCATGCTTTGTATACACATACCATCTTTTAAAGAGGAGACAATAACAAGGTACAAGTCATCTTCCAATTGATCCACACCCTGTAGATACTCATTTACTTTAGTAAATTTATTTCTACTACTGTATGGTTGATAGATCTTATATACTTTGTTATTGTTGTAATATCCATAGATCAATCCATTGGCTATCTTGATCTTTTCAATTACATCTCCTTCCTTAATCATAGTAAAGTATTCTAGTGGTTTCACATTATACTTTGTAAGAACTTTCTTTCTAATACCAAACTGCATCCAATAATCAGCATCTTGCTTACTCCAATCACGGGGCAATGCAAAGTCTACTTTATATTTAGGAGCAGGAGTAAATTCATCATAGTCAAATACACCGCCATCCATAGACCATTTATTCCAATCTTCTACTATCCTAAACAATGCTTTAGAATAGTCAAGACCAAATAACTCACAGACTAGATCAATCTTACTACCTTGTTTACCTGATGAAAAATCTTTGAACTTATATTCATTAGTATAATTACATAAATAGATGCACATAGAAGCTGTACGCTCATTAGGATTAAACACTGACTTAATCTTTATATCCTGACCGGTTAACCTTTCAGGTAGAGTAAGATAGTATTCAAATACCCATGCACTATTTACATCATCTTTATTATTAGCAAATCCTTTTGTAGTAAACATAGCATTAGATTTAAAAGTTGGGGGCTGAGACTTGGTGTGCAATTTCTTTGTCTCAATTAAGTTAGTATGCCACGTCTGGACTTAACCATCTAACACCCACTACTTTTATTTATAATTCAAAGTCATCAACAACACCATTACCTGATGGAGTTGCAGCTACAGTTGACTCAGCTTTCTTTTGTACTTCACGTACATGTTCAGCTTTGTTAAATGTAATCAACCTTGAATTGCTAATATCAACATCCAAAGATTCTGCAGGAATACCATCCTTAGATAACTTTGGTAAATATAAATCATTATTAATATATCCTTCTTTGTTTTCCCATTCTCTGCTTGCTAGGCAAACATTGAAGAAGTCACCAGAAAGAACTGGATTAGCTTTAGATATAAAGTCTTCAATTGTTGCAGCTTCAATCTTATCTAGTTCTGATCTTTTGTTAACTGCTTCACTTAAGAATATCATAGCCTTCAGGATCTCTTGATCTCTATTAATTTCTCTACCACTAGGTAATGTAGTATCCTTATATGGATAAGGAGACATTCTAACTCTACCTATTTGACCTTCATATCTGCCTAGAGCTTCATTAGTTTTATCTCTAAAGAAACCTTCAAAGTCTCCGCCAACTGGCTTAGTCTCAACGTGTAAGTTAAGATTAAATGCTTCAGAATCATAAGGAGTTTGGTCAAGTGTTATAGAATTAATCCTAACAACATTGTTACCTGGTCCAATTAAAGGTCTTGCTTTACCTGAACCTACTTGCATGTCTTTTGTGTTTAACATATCTTTCTTTTTTTAAAATTAATAATTAGTTTTCATATTTGATAATACAATCTTTCACAAGTTGTAGATCATTATCTATAAAGGAATCTTCAAACATTCCCATAGGAGACTTACATGTGTTCTCTCCATTATTTTGCGTATCAAATCCATACTCTAATGCATCTTCAGTTTTCTTTACTCTACCAAACAATACTATAGAGAATAGACCTTCTAACGTTAAGGTGTTGTCAATCATTTTACCAATTGTTTTAGCCTTAACTTTTCTATGTCCATTTACATCAGTTGTTTCCTCTGAATGAGTTAAGAAAAAGATAGTTAGATCATCTCTCATATCTTTTGGCATCTTAGCAACCTGTGCTAGGTTAGCCGCAATCTGAGTAAACTTATCATAACCTTTCTCATTAGCTCTATCAAAGTATTCAAATGAACTCATATACTGCCAGTCATCTATAACTAATGTCTTGATGTGAGGCATTTTATCATTTACATGTGCCATTGCACTCATTACACCACTTGCACTAGATGCGCTTGTCATGTTACCTTTAGGATTATTTTTACCTATGGTAGTATAATTACTTTTCCATCCTTTGAAGGGTAATGGTTTGTTTGCAATGTTAATAATAAAAGTTTCTTTAGGATCTAATGTCCTCATGCTTGTTGACTTACCTGTACCTGAGTCAGCAATAATTAATACACTTTGTGCCATTTTATTTTTTTAATTTATTGTTAATACTTAGTAATGCTTTTTCTATTCCTATTAATACATCAATCATTGTCCTATCTTCAGGACCTTTAACATCAAAGTCTTTTGTACTAAGTTTAGCAATAGTTTCTTTGACATTATTTCTAGAGTTAATATCATTGATTACTTTCAATTCAGATACAGGAATCATATATCTTTCAAATCCACTCTTTGAAGTAACAAGTTCATACTCTTCTTCAAAATGGGGATTATGTTTCCAAAGATATAAAGTTCTCTTAGGATCTTCTGAGTCATAATCAATACTAACAAACTCTGTATATATATCACTGCCTTTCTGTAACTCACTAGGAAAGAAAGATACATGCAGGTCATCCTTACCAGATGGTCTATAAGCCATCTTAGGTATATATAATGGATCTATACCAGCATCCTTAAAATATTTTGAATGCTCCTTAAATAGTTCCATAACTTTTTTCTTACGTTCAGCTGGTTTCATATTATATTTATTTTCTTGGTACTTGTTCAGGTGTGTTCATTTCCTCAATCTCCATTCTTTCAAATGCAGCTTTAAAGAATGACATACGTGCATCACCATTCCTTGCTTTAAGGAAGTGAAGTACCAATGTTTTATCATCTTGTATTAAATATCTATCAGGACCATAATATCTTATCTTCTGCTTGGCAGGCCTGTTAATACCAATCAGTGTATCAGCATGCTGTAACATTGCATCTGAACCAAATATATCTGACTCAAGCACATAGTTACCATACTTACCATCAATAGCTCTGTCAGGATTATCTATATTCCTGTTAAGCTGTGATATTGCAATAAATAAACAAGGATACTCACGCTTTACTTGTGTAAAGAATTCACCTAACTCAAACAACATATCTAATCTATTGTTCTGATAAGGTGCACGCTTTACTAGTATAGTATGATCTAGAGTAATAATAGTCTTCTGTCCCTTATGTTCATTCATATACATGTCAACCTGCTCACGCATTTGATTAACAGTCATTGGTGTTGATATGACATCAACCGGATATTTAACTCTTCCCTTTGCATACTGGTGACATTGTTGTATTACACTCTCAGGAAGTTTATATCCTGCTGAACATAATTGTTTATATGTCTTACCAGTAATAGAGCTAAACTCTCTCATTGCTGATGTTCTACCAACCATTTCAAATTGAAATTCTAATACCCTAAACTTATCTTCAGGATTAAGTACAAAAGATTCTCTAACTATCTGATCTTTAATTAATGTTTTACCTGACCCTG